GGATTATTATGGTTTAAGCATTTCTGATCTTGACAGCTCTCCATCAGACGCTACTTGGTTCAATAGAGCCTCCAAGCGCGGGAGGACCAAAGCCAAGTTAGTAGCATCAGATAGACTTTTCGCTCAAATGACAAGTCGCAACGGTCAACACGCGTGCTTAGCCTATCTCCAAAGATTTGCTAAGAATTTTGAGGGAAATTTAGATACAAACACACACCAAAATGATAAACAATATAGTTTTACGGTTGTATTGGATGAATAATATAATATACAAGGCCAGCCATACACTAAGGAAATTTCACAAATCGTCTGAATTTGTAAGAACAATTATCGGCCCGATAGGAAGCGGAAAGTCTGTTGGATGTGTTGAAGAACTCCTAATTAAAGCACACACTCAGCAGCCACATCCAGAGGACAATACACGTTACACTAAGTGGGTAATTATAAGAAATACATACAGGGAATTAATAGATACAACAATGGAGACATTCTTTCAATGGATTCCAAAATCCACTGGCGAATTCTCTACTGGTAATATGAGATTCACCCTACAAAGAACACTCCATGATGGTACAAGGTTACATACCCAATTCCTGTTTCGTGCCTTAGATCGTCCTAGTGATATTAAAAAACTCCTTTCCCTAGACTTAACAGGAGGTTGGATTAATGAGTGCAGAGAAGTTCCAAAAGCAGTAATGGAGATGCTCCAAGGTAGATGCGGAAGATACCCAGAAAGAATATTAGACCAGACTGACCCGAATTATACACTAGACCCAGATAACTGCCGTCAGATTTTTGGGCCGACTTGGTTCGGGATTATAATGGATACTAACCCGCCAGACTCTGATCATTGGTACTATAAACTATTCGAAGAGATTCAACCACCTAATCATGTAATATTCCATCAGCCTTCTGGCACCAGCCCCTCAGCGGAAAACCGTCAGAACTTACCTAAGGGCTATTACCAAATGATGCAGAGTGGAAAAGATCAGGAATGGATCAATGTATACGTTCACGGATTGTATGGTTTTATTGCAGATGGTAAACCTGTTTGGCCAGAGTATAAAGATGATATTCATTCAGATAACAGCCTATTTTATATACCTGATCCAAATCGCACCTTGTTTATTGGAATAGATTTTGGTCTTACCCCAGCAGCCATATTTGGGCAGATCACACCCAGCGGAAGATTTGTATTATTTGATGAACTCTGCACATTTGATATGGGTGCTGTAAACTTTGGTAAATTGCTGAAACAGAAACTTAATCATTCATACTCACACCTAAATGATATAGAGATATATGCTGATCCAGCAGGAGAAGGTAGAGCACAAACTGATGAAACCACTCCTTTTCAGATATTGAATAACCAAGGTATTAATGCATACCCTACATATACTAATGATTTCACCATACGAAGAGAATCCGTTGCAGACTATATGCAAAGACTCGATTTCTCTGGCAAACCGGCTTTCTGCATTACATCTGGTGCGCCCACTTTACGAAAAGCTTGTGCAGGCGGGTATAAGTACAAAAGACTCCAGGTTTCAGGAGAAGATAAGTATCAGGATAAGCCAGATAAAGGCAAGTATAGTCATGCTGGAGACGCTCTCCAATATTTGTTCCTTGGTGCAGTCGGAGGAGAAAGAGTTATAGGGGGCTATGGAAATAAACCAATAGATTACACACTACATAACAGAGGAATAGTGTAAGAATGGGCGATATAAATAGAGATAACACAATATACAACGAGTTACTACAGTTCTCATCGTTTTGGCTTGCCAATACACCTTTCAAAGTACCAGAAATTAAAACACTTGACTTCTCTGAGTCATTATCTGGTATGACACTATTCAGAGAAGGCAGGAATCAGGTACAGCTATTCATAATTGCACCAAATTCCATTATACTGTCTCATTCACACCCTGACGTAGACGTGATGCAGGTACATTTGGGTGGAGACATTGCTTTTGAGTTCGACGGTTTACGTTTTGGTGGCAGGAAGATAATGGATAAGTTAAGACTATCCCCAGGCATGGAGCATAAAGCATTTATTGGTCCTGAGGGTGCAGCTTATCTTTCTATTCAGGTATGGCAGAACGGAGTAGAGCCAATATCACTCAGAGAGGATTGGCTAGATAACACAGGCAAAAAAGAAGGTACTGCATCACCAACTGATATAAGTACCTTCAATGCACCCACTGATGCATTGGTAATACCAAGTGAGTTTTATGAGGAGGATGTTATAGCATATCGAGAGGGTTTAAAAAAACTAAATTCGCAAATAATCCCATAGGAGAGACGTAATGCCAGTACATAAGGTTCAAGGTGGGTGGCAGTGGGGTAAGACTGGTAAAGTCTACCCAACCCGCAAGCAAGCGGAAGAGCAGGCAGCAGCCATCTATGCTTCTGGTTATAGAGACCCTACAGCTAAGAAGAAAAAATGACTGATATAGTAATTATCAGACTTTTTACAATCATATTTGCATCAGTGATACTTTATGCTATTTATGACATTTGGAAGGACTATCACTAATGAGTAGTTTTTTAATATTTATAGCATTTATATTGATTGCAGCATTGATATTGGTTTTTTGGTCCATGTGTGTTATCAGTTCAGATGCAGACGATTATTATGATGAAGTGTATGGAGAGGGTAAAAATGAAGAACAAATCAAAAGAGAAAGGTAAGAAACCACCAATGCCGAAAGATAAAGGTTGTTAATTACAATTGTAGTAAAGATAGTAACTAACCAATAACATTAATATTATAGGAAACCAAATGAAAGCGTTAATTTTAACCGCAGGACTTTTAGCATCAATGGCATTATCTAATGTGTCTCATGCTTTAGATAAGCCGCAGCATACAAGCCATAAAGCTCCAGAAGCAGCCACAATTGCTCCTCTTAAAGCAGCAGTTGTTGATCCAGAATGGGGCATTACACCTAATGTTCCTTCCATTTATATTGATGGACTAACTCGTCTACAGGTTGCTAATTTGACTGTACCAGAGCGTCTAGCCGTATCTATGTTAGAAGCATCACAACAAACAGTGGAAGCCTTTATTCAGGCTAAAGGTTGTGTTGCCACTTCAGGTGACATTACTGTATATGCTGATACTACTGGCGTTGGTGATACCACTATTGACACTGCTGGTTCTGAGATTGTATTTTTAGGAAACCAGACTGCTGTAGATCCATTTCGTGGTGATAAATATAGAGTATTAGCAGCAACAGGTAAATTTGGTCAAGTAGGATTCACTAGCTTCGCAGGTGTTTATGCTTTTAATAAATCATCTTCCATTATGCAAGGTTCTTCTGCGGTTAATATTCCTAACCCATTGAACCCTAATATTAAAGATGTTTTTACTGGTACTGTCATTAAGGATTTCTTCAATTACCCAATAAAGACTCCTGAAGATGGTCAAGTTCGTACAACCAGACTTGATTGGGGTTTACAACAAATTTCTAAACAAGGTTATCCACAAGCTAAATACTGGCAACGTAGTCATATGTTGCAAGAAGATGGCGTAGAGGGTACTACACGCTTTAAGAAATTGCGTATAGCTGGTGGTCCTGCTTGTATTATTGACATTAAGATTCATGGTAATAACAACCCTGATTATTTTTATCAAACAGGATTCATCACAGTTGCCCCAACTACAAAGGCATCAGCGTTGTTACCATTGCAATAAATTTCAAGGTACCGACCCGCCTTTTGGCTCCTTCCTGAGCGGGTTTTGAAATGGGTACGTGCCAGCGATAACATCAAAGGCACAAGCTCAATGAATCGTGTGGTTATGGCCACGATAGGTTGCGTTCCTGGGAGTTACCCACCTAATGACCTGGAACCTCCTCCTTATTAATGAAAAGAAAATAAAATGGCGAAACATCCTAAATTAACAGACATGCAGATTCAAGTCATTGTTACCAATGAATTGAGTAATGCTAATGTAACAGCATCAAGTCCCACATTCTTGCGGGATCCACTTGCTTATTATTTAGGATTACCTAATGGTGCTGAGGTTGTTGGTAGATCACAGATAACATCCACCGATGTAGCGGATGCCATAGAGTGGATAATTCCACAAGTAATGAAGTCATTTACTCAGAATAACGAAATAGTTATTTTTGATCCAGTGAATGAACAAGATACCAAACAAGCTGAATTAGAATCAGAATATGTCTATGACATTCTAATGAAGAAGAACAATGGATTTATTCTAATTCACCAATTTGTAAAAGATGCTTTGATGCAACGAAATGGCGTTCTCAAAGTTTATTATGAGGACAATGAAGATATTACCTATGAGGAATATACTGGGTTAAATGAAGTTCAACTTCAAATGCTTTTGGCAGACAAAGAAGTTGAATTAATGAAAATGACTCAAAATGAATTTATTGATAACAATGGACAGTTACAAACAGAGTATGATGTTAAGATTTCAATTACTAAAAAATCTGGTAAAATCTGTATTGACCCAGTAC